TAGCTATTTTACAAAAAGGACTTGTTGATGACGATACTATCGTAGACGATAATCAGGAACCAACTTCGTTTGTACCTAAAAAAACAAATAAAAAAAGAGCATCGACAAAGAAAAAAGATACAGAAAATAAATTTGATAGTATGGCAGAGTACCGCATGCATAAGGACGACGTATTAATAGATAAAAAATTAAATAAACTTCCACCCACACAAAGAGCCAGAAACTATAAACCATTAAAAGTAAAGTGTAGGGTTTGTGGAAAAACAGAAAATATCAATCCTTCTCTTGTTGAGTCGATTGAAAGATATAAATGTAACAGATGTTCGACTTCTGCGGGGTAAAAATGATACTTTGTGATCCAGCTTCCGAAAGAGCGGTTTTGGCAGGCATTTGCAGATATGGTGAGGATGCTTATCTGGACGTTGCCGATATTATTCAAGATTCTTCTTTTACTATTGATAGTAATAGTTTAATCTATAGATGCCTAAAAACCATCTGTGAAAATCAACAAAAACCGTCAATAGATATTGCGTCTATTTATTCAACAGCACAAGATCTTGGTTTATCTAATGTCTTTGCCAAAAAAGAAGAAGCACAACATTTAAAGGCTATTATAGATTTTCCTGTTAGTTTAGAAAATGTTCGCAAGTTCGCTGCTAAAATACGCAAACTAGAAATTGCTAGACTATTAAGAAAACAGCTAGAAGAAGCTGGTGATAAATTATTAGATATTAATGGCAATGAACCAATAACGTCCATTCTTGGAGTTGCAGAAGATGCGATATTCAATTTTTCATCATTACTAAATGATACTGATAATAATCCGATTAGTATTGGAAAAGATATTGATGAATATATTAAAGGCCTAGAAGAAAGTAAAGTTGATCAAATTGGTATTCCAACAGGATTTCCAATTTATGATCAGGCTATTGGTGGAGGATTAAGAAAAGGAACTGTGAATGTAATTGCAGCAAGACCCAAAACTGGAAAAACTTTATTATCAGATAATATGGGATTTCATATTGCACATCAACACAAAATCCCAGTTCTCAATATGGACACAGAAATGAATACTGTGGATCATATTAATAGAGTATTAGCTATGATGACAGAAGTTGAGATTAATAGTATTGAAACTGGTAAATTCGCCCAATCGGCAGACTCAAAATCAAAAATCGTCAATGCTGCACAAGAACTAAAGTCCGTTAGATTATTCTATAAAAGTATTGCTGGTAAACCATTTGAAGAACAATTAGCTATTATGAGAAGATGGATTCTCAAAGAAGTTGGACTAAATGATGACGGCACAGCGAAACCATGTGTAATATTTTATGACTATTTGAAACTTATGGATACCCAAGGCATGAGCCAAGACCTAAAAGAATATCAGGTTTTAGGCTTTATGATGACTAGTCTACACAATTTTGCTGTGAGATATCAAGTTCCTATTGTCGGTTTTATTCAATTAAATAGAGATGGAATTACAAAAGAAAGCACAGACACGGCTAGTGGTTCTGACCGAATTATCTGGTTGTGTAGTAATTTCACCATCTTTAAAAGAAAGAGCGACGAGGAAATTGCAGAAGATGGTCCAACAAGTGGAAACAGAAAGTTGGTACCATTAGTTGGCCGTCATGGTGGTGGTTTAGATGATAATGATTATATAAACTGCCATATGAAAGGATGGTGTGCAAAAATTTCAGAAGGTAAAACTAGACTAGAAATATTAAATAATAACAAACATAACGATGAAGGATTCGTACTAGATGAACAAGCAGATGATGATGAACAAGAAATACCCTTCGCATGATCAAGCAAAGCTAAAAATTCTTTGCGATGACCTCTGCGATAATATAGAGAAGTTATTAGATACATTTGATTTAGAGTATAAGATTAACTCTAAAATGATTGTAATGAGCTGTCCTATACACGGCGGAGATAATCCATCTGCTTTAAATATTTATCCAGATGGCGAAAGTTATAGGGGTAATTGGAAGTGTAGAACACACAATTGTGAACAAGAATTTAAGGCTTCTATCATAGGTTTTGTTAGGGGTATTATTTCTAATCAAAAATACGGATGGCAAGAACCAGGAGATAAAAGTTGCACATTTGATGAAGCCCTAAAATATGTGGAAAGTTTTCTAAATAAAGATTTATCTAGTATTAAAATTTCAAAATCAGATAAAGACAAAAAGATTTTTACCAATATCGTAAACTATATCAATAATAAAGCTGAGAATTCTGATAGTCGTATAACCAGAAATCAAATCATTAAATCTATTAAAATTCCATCAGAATATTATATACATAGAAATTATTCTGTAGACGTATTGACCAAATACGATATTGGCTTATGTGATAACGAAAGCAAACCAATGGGAAATAGGGTTGTTGTTCCTATATACGACAATAACTATGAATTTATGGTTGGTTGTACTGGCAGAAGTATTTTTGAAAAATGTAATAAATGCACATCATATCATAATCCCAATTTAAATTGTCCAAGTGATGATCAACTATGGATGTATCCAAAATGGAAACACAGCACAGACTTTAAAAGCCAAAATTATCTATATAACTTCTGGTTTGCTAAAGAGCATATTTATAATACCGGAGTGGCTATTATTGTTGAAAGTCCAGGTAATGTTTGGAGATTAGAAGAAAATGGAATTCATAATAGCGTTGGTTTATTTGGTTCTTCATTAAGCGATAGACAAAAAATATTATTAGATTCTTCTGGAGCAATGACGCTTATTATACTTACAGATAATGATGATGCTGGAAAAAAGGCAGCAGAACAAATAAAAAAGAAGTGTCAAAATACTTATAGAATATTCACACCACCCATATCTAAAAATGATGTGGGTGATATGACACCAGAAGAGATTTCCATAGAAATTAAACAATATATCCAAGGTGTAATATGACAAAAATCATTGCTTTTGCTGGACGTAAACAATCTGGTAAAACCACTTGTTCAGAATTTGTTAGACAGGTCTATAATAATGCAACATACAACGTACTGTATGATCGTGTCAAAGTAGAAAATATGTCAAAGATATATAATTTTGCTGATGCTTTAAAACAAGATATTTGCATCAATATGTTAGATATGACAAACGAACAATGCTATGGCGACGATGTGGCTAAAAATACTTTGACTAAATTAAGATGGGAAGATATGCCAGGATATGATGACTCCTGGCGATTAAATAAAGATTATGATAGTAGTGGTTTTATGACAGCTAGACAAGTTATGCAATTTGTTGGTACCGATATATTTCGTAAAATGAAAAATGATATATGGGCAAAAGCCACTCTTAGTAAAATTAAACAAGAAAAACCAAAATTAGCTATTGTTGCCGATTGTAGATTTCCTAATGAGGTTGAGGCTATTAGAGATGCTGGCGGAATTGTAATAAAACTCAATAGGAATCCATATAACTCTGATCACTCTAGTGAGGTAGCATTAGACGATATTAATTATTCAAATAAAAATTTCCATTTAGTTATTAATAATGACATACTATCTATAGATGAACAAAATACTATAATTCTTAATTTTTTAATTAAAAAAGATATGTTACCAAAATGAAAGCACTCATTACCGGTATCACAGGACAAGATGGATCTTATTTGGCAGAATTTTTGTTAAATAAGGGATATGAAGTTCATGGTATTATAAGAAGAACTAGTAATTTTTCTACTACCAGAATTGATCATATATATAATGATGTTAACTTATATTATGGAGATATGGGCGACAGTAGTTGCTTATCTAACATTATTCGAAAAGTATTACCAGATGAGATATACAACTTAGCAGCACAGAGTCATGTTAGAGTTAGTTTTCAACAACCAGTTTATACTACGGATTCTATATCTTTGGGCACACTAAATATACTAGAAATATTAAAAGACATAAAACAAAACTTAGATAAGAGTATAAAATTTTATCAGGCATCAAGTTCTGAAATGTTTGGAAAATCTTATGAAGTGCCACAAAAAGAAACAACGCCATTTTACCCTCGATCCCCATATGGAGTTGCCAAACTATATTCTCATTGGATAACAATAAACTATAGAGAAAGTTATGATTTATTTGGATGTAACGGGATTTTATTTAATCATGAAAGTCCACGCAGAGGAGAAACCTTCGTTACTAGAAAAATCACCAAAGCAGCAACCCGAATTAAACTAGGATTACAAAATAAATTATATCTTGGTAATTTAGACGCTAAACGAGACTGGGGTTATGCCAAAGACTATGTTGAAGCCATGTGGCTAATGCTACAACAAGATAATCCAGACGACTATATAATAGCAACAGGAGAGACACATTCTGTAAAAGAATTTTGCGAAATAGCATTCGGCTTATTAGATTTAGATTATAGAGAATTTGTAGAGATAGATTCTGATTATTATAGACCTACCGAAGTTGATATTCTATTAGGGGATTATTCTAAGGCACAAAAAAAATTAGGATGGTCACCAAAAACCACATTTAATAATTTGATACGATTAATGATAGATCACGATATGACCATAGCAGAAAAAGAAAAACATTATGATAAACGATAAAATAATTGTCACAGGTGGATCGGGATTTTTGGGACAGTCTGTGGTGGATAAATTAATAGCTGTTGGTTATAATCCAAACACTATTATAGTTCCAAGAAAAGCACAATATGACTTAACACAACAAGAAAGTGTCAATAGATTATTTGAAGATACTAATCCTGATATAGTTATTCATTTGGCGGCTGAGGTTGGTGGTATTGGTGCCAATATGAAATATCCTGGAAGATTTTTTTATGCTAATATGAGTATGGGCATAAATCTTATAGAACAATCCAGATTGAATAATATTAAAAAATTTGTTTTTGTAGGAACAGTATGTGCTTATCCAAAACACTGTCCTGCACCATTCAAAGAATTCGATATATGGAACGGATATCCAGAGGAAACTAATGCTGCTTATGGTGTTGCTAAAAAATCTTTATTCACCATGCTAGAAGCATACTATCAACAATATGAATTAAAGAGCACTATTCTTGTGCCAGTCAACTTATATGGACCACGAGATAACTTTAATCCCAATTCATCTCACGTTATTCCTGCGTTAATACATAAATGCGAAACAGCCAAAAGAAACAATATTGACCGCATAGAGTGTTGGGGAACAGGAGACTCAACCAGAGAGTTTCTATATGTGGATGATGCTGCTGACGGTATTGTTTGTTCTATCTCTAAAATAGATTATCCAACCCCCATAAATCTTGGTAGCGGTCATGAAATTTCTATAAAAGATTTGATACATAAAATTAGTAAATTATGTGGTTATAATGGTGAAATAGTTTGGGACACATCAAAACCAGACGGACAACCGCGAAGATTGTTGGATATATCAAAAGCAAAAGCTCTATTAGATTGGGAACCGAAACAAAATTTTGAGGATGGCCTAATAAATACTATTAACTGGTACAGGAGTGTCCTATGATTATAACTTATTTGCGTAGCAGTTCCTATGGTACGCATAGTATGTGTGAACAACAATATTTTATTGAATATGTATTAGGTTATCGAGGTCCATCTAATAAAAAGGCCGATAAAGGAACAATATGTCATAAGGTTTTAGAAATTTTAGCACATATTAAACTATGTAACCAAAATAATGAAAATATTTATAATGACGATATATTAGGGCCAATTGATACTAAAACATATAATTTAGACCATATTATTGAGAAGGTTTACGAGTTCTATTCGTCTCAGTTTAAACACCATCAATGGGAAACCAAGGACTTTAAAGATTGCCACAAATGGAGTCATAAGGCGCTCACAGACCATAATGGCATCTTTGATCCTAGGTCTAGACTCATAGTTCAACCAGAACAGCATTTTGATATTGAAATAGATAAACCGTGGGCCAATTATGAATATGAAACAAAAGACGGTATTTTGAAAGGTAAATTAGCCATAAAAGGTACTATTGATCTTATAACTAAAGTTAATGATTCCACCCTAGAAATTATTGACTGGAAAACTGGTCGCCGTTTAGATTGGGCGACAGGCGAGGAAAAGACTCTAGAGAAATTATATAAAGATCCACAACTAAAAATATATCATTATGCTCTTAGTCGTTTATATCCCCAGTATGATCATGTAATAATGTCAATTAATTTTATTAATGACGGCGGAGCATTTAGTATGTGTTTTGATAAGTCTGACTTATCTTCTACAGAAGATCTTATAAGAAAAAAGTTTGAAGAAATTAAAAAATGTAAAAAACCAAAACTAAATAAGTCATGGAAATGTAATAAATTGTGTCATTTTGGTAAAAATAATTTTTCTCAAGTTAACACAGGCATCCTGCCGATATTAGAATATAGAGAAAATCAATTGTGTCAGATGGGTGGTTATATGACAGCATGTGAACAAATTAAGCATGATATTGAGATGAAAGGAATAAAAAATGTAGTTGACGAATATACTTCTCCAGGGTATAGTGTTGGTAAGTACAAAGCACCCGGAAGCACAGAATGAACTATATTCCACTTCATGTTCATAGTCACTTTTCTCTATTGGATGGACTATCCAAACCTGAACAAATTGCAGACAGATGCAAAGAAATAGGAGCATCTGCTTGTGCATTAACCGATCACGGAAATATAGCCGGCGCTGTTAAATTCTATTCCGCTATGAGAAAAGCTGGTATAAAACCCATATTGGGCTGTGAATTATATATTTGTAAACAAGATCCAAAAATTAGAGAAAAAGAAAATAAAGAATTGTCTCATTTTATTGTCTTGTGTAAAAATTATAATGGTTGGAAAGATTTGATTAGGATAGTATCCGAATCTAATAAAGCGGATCATTATTATCATAAACCGAGACTAGATCTAAAAAATTTACATCAATTTAATAGTGGCAACCTTATTGCTATAACTGGTCACTTAGGATCAACGCTTGCTGATGAAATTTTGGATGGGTTTAATTTAAAAAATGATTGGTTACAACTTGGTATTGACCATGTGACTCAATTGAAAGAAATATTTAAAAATCAAGTATTTTTAGAAGCTCAGTTAATAGATAAAGATAATTTACCAGTACAAGAAGTATTAACAAACGCTATAAGGAAAATAGGACAAGAAACATCCACACGTATAATCTGCACACCAGATGCCCATTATTGCAGAAAAGAAGATGCTATTGATCAGAGAATACTATTGTGTAATAATTTAAAAACTACTTTTCCTGAGATAAGCAGAAAATTAAGTAATGACGAGGATGTGCCATTGGGCGGTTTTTTTGTGTCTGAAAACTATCATATTCCATCTCAAGAAGAAATAAAAAATCTACATTCTGATGATGAAATAAAAAATACTAATTATGTAGCTGATCTTATTGAAGATTATGATATTTTGAGCAAGCCCAAACTGCCACCATTTAAGTGTCCTAATAATCAGAATCCTGATGAATATTTAAGACAATTATGTAGAGATGGTTGGAGACTAAAAGTAGCTAATATTATACCAGAAAATGAACAACAACAATATGTTGATAGAATTAAATACGAACTAGAAGTATTACAGGGTGCTGGTCTAAGTAGTTATTTCTTAATAGTACAAGATATAATTAATTATGTGAAAGAAAACGGTTGGCTTCCTGGTCCTGGTCGTGGTTCTGCTGCTGGATGTTTAGTTTCATATTTGATTGGAATTACTAGTATTGATCCAATAAAATATTCTTTATTGTTTGATAGATTTTACAATGCGGGTCGTAACACAGCAGATCATATCAGTATGCCAGATATAGATGTGGATGTGCCGATTGATAAACGAGAATATATTATAGACTACATTAAAAATAAATATGGTCATGATAAAGTATCCCAAATGGTAACATTTAACACCATTAAGGGTCGTGGAGCATTAAAGGATGTGTTAAGAGTTTATGGTAATATTAGTTTTGAAGAAATGAATAAGATTACCAAAAATATTCCAGACGAAGCCAAAATTGCCGACGAACTACAAGAAATGAAAGAAGAAACAGGAGAATCTTCTATTATTCGTTGGGCTTTAGAAAATAATGTTGACAAATTGAAAGACTGGTGCTATATTGATGATAATGGCGAATTACAAGGTCCGTTAGCAAAAAGATTTGAGCAGGCAATTCGTCTTGAAGGTACTAAATCAAATCAATCAAAACATGCGGCTGGAATCGCTATAAGTTCAGAGCCACTCAATGAAATATGTCCGATGGTTTATGATAGTAAAAACGATCAATTAATTGCTGGTATGGAAATGCAAGACTTAGAAAGTATTGGTATTATTAAATTTGATATTCTTGGAGTGGCTATGTTGGATAAAATTATGACAATAAGGTTTCTATTACAACAAGGAGTATAAAGATGAAAGAAATTCAATTTCATGAACTCAAACTTAATGATGTTTTCACATACAATGGTGCTGAATATAAAAGAACAGCAGATCAAAAAATCAGTTGTTGTAAGGTACTAAATGCTGTGAGCACAACAGACGAGACTAAAAAGATTCAAGTAAAACCATTAACAGTAGTAACCATTAATGATTAATTATAACAAAATTTGTGTTTTTGATTTTGAAACCGATGGATCAGATCCAAAAATATGTAGTCCGGTACAAATAGCCGCTGTGATAGTGGATCCAATTAATTTGGAAATTGTACCAAACTCTGAATTCAATATCAATTTTAAACCAGAAGTATTGGAAAATAAAGATGATTATGTTTATACTACTGATATTCTAGATTTTCATTCCAAAGTTAAGGGGTGTTCAAAAGAAGATGTTATGAAAGAATGGCGAGGATATCCAACTCAACAGCAATCTTGGAATATGTTTGTAAACTATCTCGATAAATATCATTCACGATCTTCTAAAAAGAGTCAATTTAGTGCTCCGATTGCTGCTGGTTACAATATCAATAGATTTGATCTAAAAATCATAGAGAGATTAAGCCAGAAGTATGGTAATGTGAATAAAGAAAATTCATCCGATATTTTTTATCCTAGGGATGTTGTTGATGTAATGAATTTAGTTTTTTATTGGTTTGAACACAATTCGGACTTAAAAAGCTATACTATGGATTCACTAAGAGAATATCTTGGTATAGATAAAAAGGGAGCACACGACGCTATAAAAGACGTTAAAGATACTGCTGATATTATGATTAGATTTATGAAACTTCATAGAAGTGTGTCATCAAAAGTAAAATTTAAAGATTCTTTTAAATGAAAAAATTTGCATATAATTGTGGGTGTGGTTTTGATATTTTGGACGAAAACAAAAAAAGCCTAGAATTCAATCCTTCTATAGAAAATATTAATTTAGAGTGTTCCAAAACCTGGGACCTAATAGGGGATGGAAATACTAAGGGTATTTTTCAATTAGAGTCCAGACTAGGAAGATCTATTGCCAAAAAACTCAAACCAGAAAATATAGAACAACTTTCTGCTTTAATTGCTATTCTAAGACCAGGAACACTAGAAGCAATAAGAAATGGCAAGAGCGTAACTAATCATTATATAGATAAAAAGAACGGAGAAGAATCACTAGACTATTTTCATCCAGCATTAGAACCAATTCTAAAATCCACATACGGAGAAATGATATATCAGGAACAAGCGATGGAAATAGCAAGAAATATTGCTGGTTTTAATTTGCAAGAAGCAGATATGTTAAGAAAAGCTATTGGTAAGAAAAAACCAGAAGAAATGGCAAAAATTAGAACAAAGTTTATGGAAGGAACTGCCAAATCTGGAATTGTTAATTATAATGAGGCGGAGCAAATTTTCGGATGGATTGAAAAAAGTCAGAGATATTCTTTTAATAAGTCACATAGTATTAGTTATGCTATGAATGCTTATCTATCCGCCTATGCCAAAGCACATTTTCCAAAGATATTTTTTGCATCATATTTAAGATTTGCCAAAGATAAAATTGATCCTCAACAAGAAATAAAAGCACTTGTTCAGAATGCTAATGAGATGGATATTATGGTCAAAACTCCAGATCTGAGAATTATGAATGAGTTCTTTTTGTTACGAGATAATGCAATATATGTGGTTTTAACAGATATTAAGGGTGTTGGTAAATCAGTATTTGATAAGCTTAAAAAAATTGTAGATAATCTAAATATAGATCTTTATAGTATGAATTGGATTCAAGTATTATTTCGCATATTATTGAATATTAATTCAACAGCAGCAAAAGCCATGATTGAGAGTGGGGCGATATCTTTTGTTAATAAAACAAGAACATCAATGTTATTTGAATATCAAATTGCTTCAACAATAACTAAAAATGAGATTGCGTTTATATTAGAAAAAACTAATTCTTATACAAAATTGACAGATGTATTTTCGGATCTATTAAATAAAAGCAGATTGACTAAAAATCGTAAAAAGATTATAATGGACAGTATACAGGCTTTATATAATCCTCCATATAGTTTACAAGATAATCCAGAATGGATTGCTGACATAGAGGACACTAATTTAGGATGTCCAATTACTTGCTCAAAAGTTGATATGTATGATATTAGTATGACTAACACAACATGCAAAGATTTTAAAAACTGTATAAATACAGATAATTTAATTATGGGTGGGGAAGTGGACAACATTAGTGTTACAAAAACAAAAAATGGAAAAAATCCTGGGGAAGAAATGTGTTTTGTGACAATGACAGATGGAACAGGTTGTGTTGACTCTGTAATTTTCTTTCCAGAGGTATATAAAAAATATAAACAATTATTGTTTGGAGGAAATGTTATTATAGTTTGTGGTAATAAATCACGAAGCAAAGACAGTTTTATAGTAGAAAAGGCCTATGTGGCAAAAACTTGACACCCTGGCCGCATCTGCTATAATGTAGTAGTTGGTATTTTACATATATTAAGGAGCTTTAAAATGAATGTTGTTATGTTAAAGGGTAATCTTGCTAGGGATCCAGAACTAAGAACAGTTACTATTGGCGATAAGCAGACTTCTGTAGTAAACTTCACAGTTGCAACATCTCGTGAGTTTACAAAGGCCAATGGAACTCAAGATAAGGTTACTTCTTTTATTCAGTGCGAAGCATGGGATAGTGGCGCCGAAGCAATTGCTTCTTCGTTTAAGAAGGGCGATCTTGTAATGGTAGAAGGTAGTTTAAGAAATGATAGTTGGGAAAAGGATGGAGTAAAGCATAGCACTCTCAAGGTAAGAGTTAATAACTTTGCTCAGATTGTTCGAACCAAAAAGTCAAAGGGTACTACAGCAGAAACCGTAGCTTTCTAAAACCAAATAATAGTGGATGCCCCTAGCAATAGGGGCATTCATTATTTTCTTTAAGGATAAGTAATGAAAAAGACAAGAGTATTTATTGCAAATGATTCTAGTTTTATAGCTAGCGGATATGGTATATACGGTAGAGAAATTTTAAATAGATTACATAATTCTGGGAAATATGAGGTTGCAGAATTAGGGTGTTATGCCGATTGCAATAGACAAGAAATTAAAAATATACCTTGGAAATTTTATCCAAATGCTGTAAGTACCGATGATTCAAGATTCGAATCATATAAATCTAATGCTATGAACCAATTTGGTGCATGGAGGTTCAATCGTGCTATTTTGGATTTTAAACCAGATATAGTGTTTGATGTCAGAGACTATTGGATGAGTTCATATCAAGAATTCAGTCCATATCGTAGACATTTTCATTGGGTATTAATGCCAACAGTAGATTCTGCTCCACAAAAACACGAGTGGTATTTTACTTTTGCAAATGCTGATGTGGTAGTACCATATACTAGGTGGGCAAAGAATGTTTTGACTGCTGGTGGCGGTCATCGTCTAAATATTTTCCCAAAAATTGCAAATGCTGGTATAAATTCAGATGAATTCTTTCCTGTGCCTAATAAGGTAGAGCATAAAACTAAATATTTTGGTAGAGATGTTGATGTTGTTGGAGTCGTAATGAGAAATCAAAAACGCAAACTAATACCAGATATAATGATAGCTTTTAAGAATTATCTTAATCTTATATCCAATTCGGAAAAATACAATAATACATATTTATATCTGCATACCTCTTATCCAGAAGAGAACGGATGGGATATTCCTGGTCTATTATTAGAACACGGCTTATGTGATAAAACTTATTTTACTTATACCTGTAGAAATTGTAAGAAATATTTTCCGTCTAAATTTAATGACGCTCTGGTACAGTGCAAGCACTGTGGTGTGCAAAATTCTTCTTGTTTAGCTAGTGTAGCTAATAGTGTTGATACAGAGAGTTTGAATGAGATTTATAATCTATTTGATATTTTTATTCAATATGCTATATGTGAAGGATTTGGTATGCCACAAGTGGAGGCTGCTGCTTGCGGTATACAAATAGCATCTGTAGACTACAGTGCAATGAGTGAGATTGCGGAAAATTTAAACGGCGTCAAAATACCTATAAAAAGATCTTTTAGAGAATTAGAAACAGGAGCCGATAGAGTTTATCCGGACAATGAGTTTACGGCCGCAATGCTTTATAAGTTTTTTAATGAGATAAGCGACGAGACTAAGAACAATAATTCTAAAATTATTAGAGAAAAGTGTTTAAATACATATACTTGGGATAATGTTTATAAGGTATGGGATGAATGCTTTGATCAACTTGATCCAAAAGATAAGGTTCCATGGCAAACCAATCAACAATTTTTAACCAAACACGAATC